GAACATATAAACCAAAAGAGGGTATCACTGCGGTCTATAGTGATATTGTTGCTTGGTACTATGATACAGTCACACAATCTATCGGTGGTATGCAAGTTCGCGAGTTACAATCCGAAGATGCTAGAGTTGATGGATTCCCAGGAATACCTAACGACGCGGAAATCTATCACCTAGATAATGAGCGAAACCATTATCCTTGGCGTATTGTAAACAGCGCAACGCCAAAGAGTATTAAATTTATGTTAGACGAAGTTCTGGTTGAGGGGACCAACGGTATGTACGACGATACCTTGCCTGCTATGGCAACTGAGATTGGTAATTACCCGCCAATCAAAGGTTTGACATATGTTAAAGACGGTAAAGAAGGTATCTTGAACTTCATATCTCCTGTTGATGAGGTTCCTGAATAATGGCAATCGCTAACGTATCTTCTTTGAATACACTTATTGCACAAGGTTTGACGAGATCGAACGGAACCGATGCTGCATTACAAGCAATGACTGGTGGTAATCTACCACAAGAAGCAGTTACTCAAATAAACAATTTGATAAACAATTTCATCGGAAATAATCCTGGTGTTTCTTTAACGAACAGATCAAATATCCCTACCGATCTTTATGATCAAGTTGCGGATGTTATGGTCGGGTCTACACCAGGAATGAGCAAGCAAGTATTGTCGACTGTATTACAAAGCAACAACATTTTAGGAAAACTTGGCGGTGCGCCTCAAGTCAATGTCGAAAATCAACTTGCAGGAATAAAAGCATTATACGATAAAAAATTAAACTCTGTTCTGAACAAAGTAGACGATTCTATATTTTCAGCAGGTTTACCAGGATTCGTGCAAAACGCTGCACTAAACCAAATAAACGATACGAAAAATATTATTAATGATGCTCTTGGGTCTAATGCTATAGTAGATGCGTTAGGAAACCCTGCTAGTATAAGCGATGCTGCTGCGGTTACTATTAATCAAATAACAAGCAATCAAAGTCTGGTTTCTGCTAATAATATTTTAGGACCGCAATCTACTGTAGCAGCGGAGAGTATAGTCGATGCTGTTTCTGATGCTGCAGGAATTATTGACACTTCAGAGGTATCAGATACCACCACAAATGACCTAGTTGCTGCCACGATACAAGGTGAGAATGGAGGAGATCTCGCTCCGCTTAAAAGTATCGCTGAGCAAACAAAAGGCACAATTCAAAGTTTAACTGAGGAAGAAGATTTTGAGTTGATAGGGTATCGAGGACCGGAATCGTATAAGATCGGTGAAGAAAATATACAACCAGGAGGTCAGTTTATTTCTTCGGTTGAAGAATTAGAAGCAGAGATGGCAAGTATGACAAGAGATATCTCTGAAATTATTGTCCACTGGTCAGAAACTTTTACAAATGCGAACCTTTCTGCGTCAGAACTAACTACTCTAACAGGTGCTGGTGATAACGCATATCACCTAATAATTCAACGCAATGGCGCAGTAGAACGTGGCGTCCCCTTGAATAGTGCTGGCAGTCACTGTCCAACCAATGGACATAATGCATATTCTATTGGCGTGTGTCTAGTGGGCGGCGTCAACGTTCCCACAGATACTAGAGCGATAGAAATGGAAATCTCCCCGAGGAGTATTACGCAATCACAGTATAATAGTTTATATCAAATATTCCGAACGTTCTTTGATCAATATCCTGGTGGTCAAGCATTAGGGCATATGGACATAGATGTATCTCAAGACGACCCAGGATTTGATGTACGAGACTATGTGTACAATAATTTCAACAAGCAATCATTATACCTAGACCCACCGAACGACCCTGCATTGTCTCCTCAGGATATCCTGAAGGCACTTGAAGGGTCGGGACCAGATGTATTAACTAAGGATCCTGATATGCTGGAGAAAAATTTCTAATGACAACTGGATCTAATAAAGTCACAGATCGTATAAGCAATCCTGAAGAACAAGGTAAAGAACTCACTACTGGCGTTCCTTTAGACGGATCAGCGGATCCTACTGGCGAATACCCATTACGATATAATTGGTTTGCGAGTAATGTTAGTGCTCCTGGACGTGGCGTAAGAATCAATGATCTTTGGATGCGCGGGAGCACCATGGGTGTTAGTTTTGATGTCCCAGTTGGCACCACTTCCATTTTCCCTTTTAATCAGGCAAATGAAACACCTTCCGGACATTCTTTTGAGATCGATGATACTCCTGGGAATCAGAGAATCCTTATCAAGCATCATACTGGCGCAGGTGTAGAACTCAAACAAGACGGATCCGTCCTAGTTGCTTCTCGGACCCATCAAATTCAGGTTGTCGGTGCTGATCACGAAGTTATAGTACAGGGCGAAGGTAATCTAACATATGACGGTGACCTCAATCTAACGGTCAACGGAAACTATAATCTGACGGTCGGTGGTTCTTACAACGTTGATGTTGGTGCTAATCACAATCACTCGGTGCATGGTACATATATCACCGAAACTGGTGACGCGCATCAGACTATCGTTCGCGGAAACAAAGACACCAAGGTTTGGGGTGATGTTGTAGACTTCACTGCTCATGAACACAAGATAATTACCAAAAAAGATTTTCGTATTTTGTCAAACAGGGATATTATTCCCAACGCTCGCCGTGGCATTAGAATGTCAGCAGAGGAACACATTACAACTTCTGCTGGTAAAAACACAGTGATATCTTCCAAAGATCTACGTCTCATCGGAGAGAAAGGTAAAATTGGCGGCGAGCAGTTTCATTTCTTTGGTTCATTGTTTACGGGTGGCGGCGACGACACACAAGGCAAAAACACAGTATTCCATGGAAACTTGGTCGGTCGTGCCCTAGAAGCGTGGACTGCCAAATACGCAAAATATTCTGAAGAGGCGCATAGTGCTCATATATCAAACTTTGCCACCAAAGCAGATCAAGCAGATGATGCTTATCGCGCAGTCCATGCAGAACATGCGAAAAACGCAAAACTAGCAAAAGTTGCTGGTGGTACAGGTGCTGGTGGTGCTTATAGTCCCCCTCCTGGCACACAAGATTATCCTGAGTGGACAGGCGAAACTCGATGGGACGGCACTAGTGATATGGGAACTGGTATCAAACCAAACTATCAGTATGAGTGGGGGTGGAACGCAAAGGCAAATCATGTAGTGTTACAGTCCATGCGATTTGACGGTTCTATAGAAAACGACGATCCGGATTTTTGGTCAACATTTGGCGGATTAGCATTGAACATGGGTTTAGCGATGACCTCGCCGGAGTCTGAAATCACACATGAACCACTGTATGATTATTATGGTAACCCGAAAAATTGGTGGGAAGTTTGGAACAAGACTTCCCCATTTGCTGTACGCAAAGTTGTTATTGACGAGGATGGTGCATTAGAAGATAAAATCGCTAAACATGACACATACAGTTACTATTTTAACTGGACGCCGAGTACAGCAGAGATTCGATCAAAGTTGCGTACGATGGATGGCGCTGCTGATGCAACCACTGCACCTGAGATGCAAACTAATGGTCCGCTGTGTATCGGTTCTTTGCTTGATGAAAATAGAATATCTGAAAAATATAAAGATCCTGCACCATCAGCACCGTATGAAATGAAAAGAACTGGCAGTAGCGAACCGACTCCTAGATTTGGATACACTTTGCTAGGCAATCCTTTGGAACGTGCTTCTAAGACTTTTACGCCCAAAAACAAACAGGCGACAACTAGGACTATCGTAGCAGATCCAGTTTATAATCCTGATAAGATGGATGCTCCGATTACAAGTAGAACCCGATTGTCAAAATCTAGTACAATGTCGAAGTTCTTTGGCGCACCAGGATCTAAAACTTCACTTGAGTTTGTGCCCATAGTAAAGGATAGACAGGATCTTGCCCGTCAGTTTTACCTACACGCATGGTTGATGGAAGGTATTTCTTCGGCAAAAGAATTTAAGAACTTCCGATTACAGGTCACGGAAGGATATTATAATCCTGCCAATGGTATTCGCGAAGCAGTTGACGGTAAGAAAGAAGCAGATGCTAAAGCAAGATACTGGCGTGAACCATACCGTAAAGAAGATGGTGGTGGTACTCAGAAGTCTATCGTAAAAGGTGGTTATCCTATTAACCAATTGAAGTACGAAGGTCGTGCTTGCGTATACACGTTATACAACTCTCGCGGCAAAATTGACTACAGCGCAGGTTTTGAGTTGGCGTTGTATATTAGGGATACGTTCTTTTATGATCAGTTGAGTTTGGACTATGATATGACTCGCCCTGACAAAGTTATGACACAACAATTGATAGTAGTCATGCCTAAAATTGAAAAAGACTTTAAAGCAACCTTTGAAATGAAGGTTAGCACTTATTTCAACAGGCAAACTCTTTCTGGGTCAGATCTTATAGAAATTACCGACTAAATAGAACTATCAGACTGTTGGACTATAATAACAAATGGCACTAAAACGAGTCACACCAGGATTAAAAGACAATACTCTTGTCACTGGTAAAAAAATACAATATTCCGACATAGACTTATCTTTTACTGCTAAGTCTGGCACTCCGACCAGTTATAACAATGGCACGCCAGAGGGTTTCATAGGAGACGTGTTTAAGAAAAGTGATGCGGCAGCAGTAGTACAGTCTGTACAAAATATATTGTTAACCAATAGACTCGAAAAACCATTTAGACCAAAATATGGCGCCAACCTCCGTGCTATGCTTTTTGAGACAGTGGAGACTTATTCGGAAACTCTTATTTCTCAAATGGTAGTCAATGCGCTGGGAAGAGACGAACCAAGGGTTACTGTCACAGACGTCAAGTTTTATGATGGTGATACTTTAGTCGAAAAGGGCGCAGGTAGTATTTTTAGTAGAAACAGTCTAAGAAATACTATCGCAGTTATTGTGGAGTTTACTATAGAAAATGAGCAAGGGGAATTTACAGCAAGAGTTAACATGAATAGGTTACGATAATGGCATCAACTACTATTACTTCAGCGCAACTAGACTTTAATACAATCAAAGAGTCGTTGAAGACTTCTCTGAGAAATAGCGGAGAGTTCAACGATTATGATTTTGAAGGTTCCGGTTTATCCAATATTTTGGATGTGTTGGCATACAACACACATCTTAATGGATTGATTGCAAACTTTTCATTAAACGAGTCTTTCCTTGTAACTGCGCAATTGCGTCCATCAGTAGTTTCTCTTGCTGAATCTTTAGGTTATGTGCCCGATTCTAAAAAGTCGCCGGAGTGTACAATCACTCTTAATGTTAACACTGCTGGGTATCCACTTATAATTCAAAACTCCCAAACTTTGTTGCCAGGAGAATTAGTCCTCCGTGGGACTAAAGATGGTGTGGACTATACTTTTACAAACAGAGAGTCGTTAACTGCGACTTCAGTTGCGGGAGAGGTGTACAGATTCGCCCCAATAGCAGATCCATCTCTGCCTATTAAAGTTTTTGAAGGTATTGAAGTCAATCAACAATTTATAGTTGGAGAGGTAACAGATACTGTTTATGTGATACCAGATGAGAATATGGACATCACAACTGCGATCATAAAAGTTTATCCTAATCAGCAGAGTGCAAATACCAGAGGCGACTTTACTCAGTATGTAAACTTGCTTGATGCCACTACGATTAACGAACAATCTAGATTGTATGTTTTAAGGGAATCACCCAATGGACTGTATGAACTGACTTTCGGTAACGGCAACTCTTTGGGTGCCGCACCGACTTCTGGACAAGTTATCGAAGTCAATTACTTAAGAACGAATGGAATTATTGCTAACGAAATTTCTGCCCTTAGAATTGCATCCAGTTTTACTTTTGCCACTACGACTTCTTCTACTGTAGAGGTAGATGAGGGTGATGTTGGAGTCACAACATTGTCAAGATCTTCTGGTGGTGCAGACAAAGAATCAATAGAATCTATGCGAATAAATGCGCCATATCAATATGCTGCACAAAATAGAATGGTAACGTCAACCGACTACTCCGCATTGATACTTAAAAAATATTCTTCTTTTATTGACGACATTAAGTCTTGGGGTGGCGAAGATGATCCCAAACCAGATTATGGTTCGGTGTTTACGTCCATTGTATTTAAAGACAATCTTTCAAACTCAACTATTTCCGACGTCCGGCAAGGTATCCTAGATCTTGCTGACGAGTTTTCAATCGCTTCTTTTGACTTGAAGTTTACTGATCCAGAAACGACTTTTATATCATGCCAAACATTTTTTAGATTCAATCCGTCATTAACTGGATTCAGCGAGTCAACAGTAAACTCATTGGTGACTGATGCCATTGATCAATATTTCTTGGAGAACACTGGTAAGTTTGACCAAGTATTCCGTAAGTCGAATATGCTGACTGCTATTGATGCCGCTGATGCTTCAGTGCTTTCTTCTAGATCAGATATAAAATTAAACAGAAGAATCTTGCCTATATTTAACTTAGAACAAAAATTTGACTTGACTTTCCCTGTCGCTCTTAGAGACCCGCTTGTTACCAATGATCACACTATCACCTCTAGTTTGTTTATCTTCAGAAATCAAACTTGTATCATAAGGAACAAAGTGAACGATCGGATAAGAGTTTCGCCAGAGGGAAGAGTGCCTGTGGTTTTTGACAGGAAACCTTCTAACGTATTGGAACTTGTTACGATTGGCGGCAAAGTCATGGTCAGCAATGTTGGTTACTATGATGCTGCTCGAGGAGAAGTACATATAGAAAATCTATCAGTACAGACTATTCCTGGCGGTAGAAACTTCATAAAGATATTTGCCGTGCCAGCAAACGAATCTGCTGTAACTGCTCAACTTAATAATATTATTCGATTCGACAAAGAAGAATCTTTCTCGAAAGCAATTAAGGTAGACACTATCTAATGTTAGATAAGACTCTAACAGATGTATATCGTCGCAATCTAGACCTAGACAAATATCATGTTTATGATGTTCTTCCTGGGCACTTTGACGACAAGTACCCAAAACTTGTAAAATTCTTACAAGAGTACTACAAGACACTAGAAGAAGAAGGCAATGTCGCAGAAACGCTAAACGACCTTCTCCTTAATAGGGATATTGCAGGCGCAAAAGTTGAACTGTTGGACTTTATTGCAAACGAATTATTGCTGGGCAAACCTTATTACGAATCTTTCAACGACAAAAGAACTTCGCTTCAATATTCTAATCTGCTGTACCGATCCAAAGGTACTGAATTTTCTATCAAACAGTTTTTCCGTGTATTTTATGGATTAGATATTGAAGTCCGATACGGCAAAGACGAAGTCTTTTTTGTCGGTGACCCTAACGAAGAAGAAATGATATTCGCAGGTAATGGCGAAGCAACAGGCAGAAACTTCCCATACACCTTCAAAGGTTCCGATATTGTAGTTTCGGTCACAGACAGCAATGGAGATTATATCCAGTTGCGTCAAGATTTAGACTATACTGTTGATTTTGCTAAACAGGCAATCGTTTTACAAACGCTGGATAGCGCTGGACTTTTACTAGAACCTGCTTCTTCTAATAAGTTTGACAGCGACGGGTCTGGTAATCCAATTATAGACAGCGATAGCAAAATTTCTTATCTGGCGAATAAAGCATTACTGGCACCAGGACAAAATTTGAAGGTAGAAGCAACGAGAAGAAGTTATTCTACTATCGGAACAGAACTTACTTTAAAGAGGATCACTGATAATACCTTCTATCAGTTGTATGGAATATTAATTTCTACTCCAATTGGTGTACCAGTATGGAGAGATGCTTACAAAACATTTGTACACCCTGCTGGTATGTATCTTGCTGGTCAGGTGCAAATTAATTCTATTTTTGATTTTAACTTGGGTCCGCAACCATCGATTATCGAACCACCACCACCTATAGATGTGTTCTCTACTGCTCAAATTATGCAGAAGTTTGTTGGCGGTAAGTTTGTTGCCGATAAGTTTGATTCTGGATTCACGCCAACTGATTTCTTGAACGATCGCAACGGAACAGGATTGTTCTCTACTTCAATCACTGAGATCGGACCAGGACCATACGGCGAACGTATCAGAACTCGAGTTAATGATATGAACCATCCAAGGAACATAGAGAATTGGCATACTCAGTATGGTTCAGTTTACCAAGCAGACAATATTGAAGCAAGGACATTGGACGATACTTATGCAGATCTCTCCAACATTATCAACCCTCTTGACGAAGATAGGTGGTATGGATATGATAGTAACGGTTCAGGAATGCAAACTACCATCTACTCTACATATGATAGCAACGTCTATCATGGCGTTGGTGGTTACGATGCTTGGGCAGCAACGCAAGGGTCCCATAGAGAACCTTTGCTGGAATCTAATACACCAAATCTGATTCAATATACCGAGTATCCTAACTTAAATCCTGGTGATAACAACTAAAAACCAGTATAAATAACAGTATAAATTTACGGAACTGAAAAATGGCACATGTCACGAATCGACAAAAACTACTCAATGGCGCCACTGCTAATGACGGAACTGGCGATACGCTGAGAGCAGCTGCTGATAAAATTAATACAAACTTCAGCACTATCTTTGAATCTTTGTATGGCGATTCAGTAGCAGCGCACGACGATTTCCATATTGGCACAAATGGTACTATTTTCTTCGGAGATTCTTCTAGCGGATATCCGACCAAATTTGTCGGTGACGTCTCCAGCGGTTCTATGAAAACAATCACGTTGCCTAATCACACAGGAAACGTAGTAGTTGACACTGCAACTCAAACAGTTACAAATAAGACCTTTACTTCGCCTAAAATAAATCAGGTCTTAGATTCTAACGGCGACGAAGTGTTGTTGTTGAGCGGTGAAAACTCAGCAAACTTTATTAACATTAAGAGCGGCGATTCGGCGAGTGGACCAGCGATCGCAGTTGCTGGTGACTCTGCTGATGTGGATTTGGTGCTACAACCATTGAACAGTGGCGTGGTGCGCTCTACTTGTAATATTGTTAGTGGAAACGAACAATTGACTGCAAACGGTGCCGCAGATCCAAGCGTACCAATTACTTTGATCACCGCAGTATCAGACATATCTTTGACGCTGGCAGACGGAACTAATACAGGTCAAACTAAAAAGTTCGTAAGCACCACTTCTGCTGGTGCCTTGGTGACTCCTGCTAACTTTGGTTCGGGGTCTTCTTTCTTTGTAGACGGTGCTCGTGGCGTAGAAGTAATGTGGGTCGGCAACAACTGGATTGCCATGGGTTTTGATTCGGCATCTCAAACTAGGATTAATCAATAAGAGTAAAAAATAATGGCGGCTACAGTATCAGACAAATTCAAAAGAGAAATATTGGATAATATCTATCAGTCTTATCTTAATATCGGTAAGACGCAGGGTACTGACTCTGATAGATTTTATTTGGGTATTGGTCGCGCAGAAGAGTGGGACTCAGTTAGTGCTGGTCAAAGCGAAAGACTGCCTCCGGTTCCCAACCCTTCTGAAAACGAAGTGATCAAATACCAAGAATCGCTTCAGTCTCTAAAACTTATTACTGATATCTCATACGTTGTACCGAGATACAACTGGACTTTCGGTAACTTTTACAGTGCTTGGGATAACGAATACAGTTCTAACACTACGATCGGCGCAACTGGAGATATTCAATATCCGTATTATGTGATCACTGACGATAACTCAGTTTTCGTTTGCTTGGCAGCAGGTTATGACGATCAAGGCAACCAAAAACCTTCGTTGTATAAACCAACTAAACGACAAATTTTACCGTTTTCAAACGAAGAAGATGGATACGTTTGGAAATTCCTGTTCACCATTGGTGCAGCAGAAGCACGTAAGTTTTTGACTTCTGCCTACATGCCAGTAGAAAAGTTCCTCGCCGACTCAGAGCAAGATCCTCGATATATCAACGCAACGACTGCTCGCCAAAACCAATGGCAGATACAAGATAGTGCAGTAAGAGGGCAAATCGTTGGTATTGCAATAGACTCTGGCGGTACTGGGTACACAACACCTCCTACCGTAAGCATCATTGGTACACCGCATCGCCTTCCTAATGCAAATTTCAAACTTGGTACTAAAATGGTTAAGAGTCGTGATTCTGCTGAGGCAGTTGCACGTGTTGCTAACGGATCAGTGTTCCAAGTAGTTATGAAAAGAAATATTGGTGACTCAGACGTTTATCGTTTTGGTCAAAACTATGCTAATGCTAGTATTCACTTTGATGGCGGTGGCGGCACTGGAGCAAAAGGACGAGCAATTATCGTTGGCGGTGATTCTGGCATGGGCAGCAACCCAGTTATTAACCTGAATTCATCTGCCCTTATGTTCCATACAACTTTGACTGGCACTGAGAACAACGATTTTAATGTTCGTAATGACTTCCGTCAGGTAGGTCTTATTAAGAATCCACAAAAAGATTCAGCGCAGTTCGGTAGTTTTGTTCCTGCGCTCGGAAGAGATTCTGCTACGACTGCTGTAACAGCGCAAGTCTATAAGAAATTGTATGTTACTGGTGCTGCTGGTTTCGCCGGAGATTTGACTGGCGACCAATTAATTGTGCAGGGTGGTACTGGACTGCCAGTAGAACCTGCTTGTATCCTAGATTACTTTGATGCGACTAATGAAATCGCATATGTGCACCAAACTAGAGAAACTGGTTTCCAAATGTTTGAAAGTGATGCAACTCACTCATTGACTTTCTATGAGAACAGGAACAAGACAGGTAATTTAGGAACCTGTAACATTGTACCTAATTCTAATGGACCAAACTTAAGACCAGCAGAAGCAGACAGATTCTCTGGAACCGTAATCTACATAGATAACAGAGTAGCGATTGTCCGCGACGACGAACAAACTGAAGACGTCAAAATCGTTATTGACCTGTAAGGAAAACAAAAATGCCTCAGCAGTTTACTGAAAATACTTTCAAAGGTGTATACAAGGACGACTTCCTTGATAGTGCCGGATATCAACGTATCCTGTTCAATAGCGGTCGCCCTTTGCAGGCACGCGAACTTACACAGTTACAAACTATTCTACAAACGCAGATTACTCGGTTCGCCCGAAATATTTTCTTAGATGGTGCTGCTGTAAGTCCTAAGTCTTCAGGTGCTGGTACTGAAATCCGCGACTATGTTGTAGTTGCCAGAACAACGGATGTTACTAATCCTGTATTGCCCCAAGAAGCAAAACAATATCTCGGCGCAGTTTTTACGGGTGCTGCTAAGACCGGAACGTCGGGTCTAAAATTTGTAGTCAGTCACGTAGAAGTCACTGATGCTAATGATGGTACAGGATCTTTCCCAGTATTGTATGGAAGATACATCGACGCTGGACAGAACAAAACTAACTCTACAGAAACTCAAACTACACCATTGACCTTTGGTTTGGGCGAGACCCTTACAAGTCCAGGATTGGACGACCTTCAAGTTGTGGAAGGTCGTTCGGACGTTCCTTCGCCTACTGGCAAAGGTGTCATGTTTACTATGCAGGGCGCAGACTTCTTTACTCAAGGATTCTTTGTATACGCACCTGCGCAACAAATAGTCATTTCGCCTTATAGCGAAGTCGCTAATGCCGCCGTTGGTTTTGAAGTAGTACAAGATGTGGTTACTGTGCTTGATGATGAAGCACTGTATGACAACCAAGGTGCTCGCCCGAACCTTTCGTCTCCTGGTGCTGATAGATTTAGAATTCGATTGTTACTCGCAACTAGAGATGCAGTTGCTGATAATCTAGACTTCTTGCCTTTCGCTACCGTTAGAGAAACTAAAATTGTACAGATCAAAGAAGGTACGGATAGTTTCAATCAAGTCGAAAAGCGTCTGGCAGAGCGCCAAGAAGAAACAACTGGTAAGTTTGTTGTCCATCCTTTCAACCTTGAGATTCAAGAAAGGGACTCTAATCAGGTAGTGAATAAGATTCGATACCACATGCCAGTTGGCGAATTTGGTAATAACCCAATAGCATACTTAGATGGTTATCGCTTAGAACAGCAACTCGAGAAAAACCTCGATGTACTGAAACCAGTTTCGGTCACTACTGATTCTGATAAGAAGACTGTCACGCCATATAAGAACTACGTTGGTGCTTTGAGCGATGGCGCCACAAGAGCAGTTGATAGTTCTCCTTCTTATTTGGGTAATTGGGCAACAACTAGTGGTATACCCAACTTAAACACTCAACAACGGTATTCGCTTCTTAACAGTAGTGACGCCGTAATTGGATATGCCAGAATAAAATCTTTGCGTAACACTGGTCAAATAAACACCAGTGATAGTGTTGAAGCAGCAGATGTACATTACAGAATTCACTTGTACGACATTAATATGAATGCAGGTCAAAACTTTAGAGACGCTGCGAAAATGACTGTAAAGGGCGGTAATGCTAGTGACGCGATTTTATTGTATCGTAATGGGGACAACCCTAATAACACATATATTGAAGCACCAGAAGATAACATCTCATTGTACGAGATATCAGATTTCCGAGTTAAACAGGTTAGTAATGTTCAGTACACTGTGCTGCGTCATTCATCTGCTATTACATCCGATACTGCTGGTGACGAACTCGCTATTCCTTCTTTGAATCCTTTTGAATCTTACATTGACGAAGGGCAGTGGACTTTAATCAATCTTACTCAGAATAAAACCTTTACGGTGCCTGTTGCAGATATAAACCCAGTATCAAATCCTGGCAAGATTCAAGACCTGCTTGCTCTAGGTGGCAACCTCGGAGATGTATACTCTCTTTTCTACTATGTTCAGAAAGGCACTCCTGCTAGTCCGGTTTCAGCGAAAACAAAAACGTATCGAGAAGATTGGTTCACTTTCGAAAAAACCGGAAGCGTTTTCCGCGTCACTTTCAAAGGGGCAGGCGAAGCACCAGTTGGTGGCGCACCTCTTTATGACGGTGTTGAACTCCTAGAGGCATATGAAAACGATTCTAATGGTACTGAACTGACTCATCAAGTTGAGTTTGACGGTGGTCAAAGAGACAACTATTATGGACCAATAGAGTTACGTCCATCTGGATCCGGATCGGGCGTTACTAATATCCGAGCAAAAATCGCATATTTTGAGTGGAGCGGTGCTGGAGATTATTTCTCTCCAAACTCCTACAACTTGCTAGATTCTACTTGGTTTGATTACGGAGACATCCCAACGTACCAATCTAGGATAGACGGTAGGTTGTACCCATTACACAACTATTTCGACTTCCGTCCTAAACTTGATCCAACAGCAGATAATATGGGCGCTGCAAACTACATCGAACACCCTAGAGACGGTGACGAAATAATCCATGGTGTTGAATACTATAACCAGCGTATTGATCAAATTACGCTTGCGTATACGAAGGATACATTTAAACCTATCATTTATGTAAACAGCGGCATAGAGGGATTACAACCAACCTTCCCTAGTCAGAAAGAAAATCAGATGCCTCTGTTTAGTGTTTTGTTGGGCGGTAACACTAAAGACATTGGCGATGTTATGATCAATGCTAATCGTTATCCTCGTTATACGATGTCAGATATCGACGATTTGCGTGACAGAGTTTCTAATCTAGAAGAAACAGTTTCGCTTTCCTTTATTGAAAATGAAGCACAGAATCTTGTAGAGTTGGGTGCTGATGGATCGCTTCGATCTAAGACTGGTTTCTTTGTAGATGACTTCACTAAGGGTCTCGCACTTACTGCATCTACTACTGGACCAAATTATCTTGACGATCCTAACTGGATCACCCAAGCACTAGATGTCGATGAATCTTTAATATATCCAAAAATAGATAAGAGATACAATGACTTCTTATACGATTCTGACGATACTGTAATAACAAGTTTTAATTCAGCATACAGCAGAACTGTAGCGACCAACTCTCCTACTGCTATGGCAACTCCAGGAGACTCTAGTGTGGTTCAACGCGGCGATATGTTGATGTTGAAGTATACAACAGTTTTAGATCCAACCCTAACTCAAGAAATGATTTCTTGGAGAACACCATACGATTATGAAGAACGTGGTTACTACAATGTAAACCCATTCAACGTGTTCCAAGGTGAAGGATATCTCAGACTTAATCCAACTGGTGATTTTTGGGTAGATCAAACTCGTTTACCAGATCGACATGTTTCTGGCGGTACTATACATGTTAAGATTAACGATCTTTCAAATTATGTACCTAAAACTACAACTGCTACTACCACTTACACTAGAATGGCACGAGGCAGACTTACTGGTGCCACTAGGAGAACAACAATAGCTGGAAGATGGCGTCGTAGAGAACGCGAAAGAGAGTTAGTAAGACAAACTGTTCAAACTACTGTGACCACTAGGGAACGCGTGAAAACACGTGTGGTCAGCGATTCTTATCGTACCATGCAGCGCGACAGAGTCGTAGCAGTAAACACTGTACCGTTTATTCGTCAAAGACGTGTCCTTGCGAAAGCAGAAGGTTTGCGACCTAATACTCGTTTCTGGTTGTACTTTGATAATGTTCGTATGGACCAATGGGTGCTTGATCTCAGCACTCAAGCAAACTATACTGCACTTGTTAATCAGAAGGCGCACAGGAAGCAGTACCCACCTTCACAGAGAAGGTATCAAAGGCATCCTAATGCGACTGGTGCATCTAACGAAAACGTGTTGATTTCAGATGATCAGGGCAGACTTTACTTTGATATGTTTATTCCAAACAATGCTAGAGTTCCTGTTCCTAAATCCGGAATATTCCCGCATGCAAAAGAACTTTCAACTTGGATCCAAAAAGTCAAGGAAGGTATAAAGAGACATGGCGCGGATAGTCCTCGCTGCTTTGACTATGCAGGTTGGAAGTTTAGATGCGGCGCCAAACCAGTAAAACTTTTAGACATTTCTGAAAACAACAATGATAATGCGTTATCAATGGCGAAAACAGTTTATGTTGCTACTGGTAGAAATATTGTACGCAGGAAAGATATTATCACGACTCGAGTGATTGTATCTGAGGATTATATTGATCGTACTCAAAGAACCACAACTCAGGTTGTTGACGAAACTGTTATTGGTACGACATGGGAGCGATATGACCCATTAGCACAAACCTTTATGGTGAGTGGACAGTCCAGTGTAGAAGGCGTGTTTATAACGAAGGTTGACGTATTCCTAAGATCAGCACCACCTTCAATTGCTCCTCAAATTCCACTACAGTTACAGATTCGTGGCACTCGAGACGGCACCCCGTTGCGTGATGCCATCAGCGAACAACATAGAGTTTATAAAACTGCTGCGGAGTGTCGCGCAGTTGTAGACAGTATTACGGACAAAGAGAACCTCACTGAAGTTCTTTCTAAACCTGTTACGTTTGAGTTCCCTGAACCAATCTATATTGCTGCTGGTGAGGAATACGCAATAGTGCTTCTTGCTGAATGTGATGATTATGAAGCATATATCGCAACGACCTACGATCTTATCCTTGGTAGAACTGATAAGAGAGTGAGTAAGCAACCAGCAACGGGATCGTTATTCCTTTCGCAAAACGGTTCAACTTGGACACCAAAGCAAAACCAAGACTTGGCGTATCGTATCTACACTGCTAAGTTTAAGGGGTCAGGAAATGCGAACTTCTATAGTCAACCTGCTGTAAGAGCAGCGCATAACTACAACACGAGTTTCTCAATTGACTCTACTTGTGTGAACCCACTGTATCCATCGGATCATATCTACTCCTCCGCTACTGATTCTACTTCATTAAGTCGGTTCTTCGTATATCACCCTGCTCATGGTCTTGGTGATGGAGACAGACCTCGTATTGAAGGATTGGATCCTACTACTGAATACAGAGGTGTTACTGGCGCAGAAATAATGAACGTCGGCAACTATGTAGATTCTGCTAACGTACAAGGATATTATGTCAAGTTGTATAATACCGACTCCGTTGTCTCAGGATCGCCTAATCCGACATATGACGCCACCCTTGCATTCGATAGTGCTGGATCGTTTGGTGCAGATAGTGCGACTTCGGAAACTGCATTTAATATTGATAGAGCAGTGTTTGATATTCTTGA